CATTTAAATCTTTTGAAGGTATCTCTCTAATATTAGTAAATCCACCATTTGCAGACTTCATTTGTGCACTTTGTAATTCACTATTTTTTACAGGTGCTTTACCTAATGCTGTTTGGTTTAATTGTTTTAATTCATTTAATTCATTTTTACCAAATCTAGGGTCTTCTGCTTCTTTCATTTTTGCCAATTCATTTGCTCTAGCTTCACCCTTTGTCCCTAATGTATAATACCAATTCGATGCATCACCCAATCCTGCATTTAATAAAAATATTCCCCAATCTTTTTTACAACTAATTTCTAAATTTTCAATTTTTCCATTGATTTTAACTTGTGCATTTATATCGGTTGAGTCACCTTTTTCATTATAGTTTATACCCAATCCTTCTTGCTGTGCTCTTACATCCCAAGTCATACCTGTAACATCCCATTTACCCACACCATGTTCTCTATTCATATTTTTAATAAACGCATCATGTGCTCCTGTTAAATGTTTAATCCAAGTTTTATCTAAAATAGGAGTTCCACCCATTTTTGTAAGTGCATCTTGATTATCTGATAAAGATTGAATAAAAATACCTCTTTGTTTTAATCCTTCAGGTGTATTTGGAAAACAAAACACCGCTTGCATTGCTAATTCATTTGCTTGTGCCGAAACTTGTCCTGCACCATATTGGTCAGTTATATCCGAAATTGGTGGTGCAAATTTTCCTTGCTTACCCATTTTTAATAAAGAACGCAATGCATCATATCCTGCAGGTGGTAATTTTGATTTTAATAATGCTTGAATTGGTTTTGGATAATCATAATTAGTAACTGGTGCATTTTTACCATATCTTTTTTTATAATTAGCTACCGCTTGTTCAGTTGAAATTCCTGATTTTGGTAATGCTTTTAATCTATTATTTGCTCTTTGTTGGTCAACTTCTTTAGAACCCTTTGTACCGTATCTTCCCGTTGATGCTACCACAACAGCACCTTTTTGAACATCTATTGGTTTTGTATTAGATGTTTTTTTATCTCTATTTTTTTCCGCATCAGTTGTTGTAATTGTAGCTTTTGGTGCTGTTTTTTGTGCACCTACTTTTGTTCCAGTTTTTGATGTAGTTTTATCCGTTGGTAATTCACCACCATTTGCCTTTTTAGCTTTATTAATTTCTGCGGGTGTTGGTACATCATGAATAGCCGGGTCCATCTTACCAACAACGTATATGTTACCTGATTTTTTATTTTTTACAACATCCTGTTCATTGATATATGAAAAATATACTCTTGCCTTCTGTGCCATTTCATTAGCATCAGAAACACCATTCTCTCTTAGAATTTGTGTTAATTTTGTAACTTGTTCCTCTTTGTTTAAATCAATAATACCATGTTCTACACGATATTCTAATTCTTTTAGGATTTCTTGGAAATTTATTGTCATCTTTTATATTATTTATCTTGCATTTCTAATTCTCTTCTATGTTTCTTTGCAACATCACCCATAAATTTTATAGCATCTTCTGCTTTATCAAAACTCTTATCAATTTTACCTTGTAATTTTGCAGGGTCATTACCATAAGTAGGTTCTAATGTAATACGATGTTTACTACCTTCTTTACCCATATATAAAGTATAAGTTGGTTCATCACCCGTACCCATATTATATGCAATTGCACCACCTTCATCTTTTTGTGCATATCCTTCACCACCAGATACTTTATTTAAATGATTTGTAACCGATGACTCTAAATCTTTTGGTTTATCTTGTTTATGAAATATATTTTTAGTATTGTCTTTACTAAATACCGATGTACCTTTAACTTTGGAAGCTTGTCCTGCAGTTGTAGTTTTACCTGCAATTTTTACTTTTGTATCAGGTCTTAATTTATGTGCTTTATTATAAGTGTCGAATGCTCCTTGTGATGCAAAGTCGATTTCTTGTAATGGAATAAGGTTTATTAATCTCATATTGTTGTTTTATTAAAATGAATTACTTAATAATGTGTAATCTTTATTAGTTAGGGTTTCTTTTGCTTTCTTTAACAAATCGTCTACCATCTTATCTCTTTTCTTTGCAGCTTCTGGAGATATACTACCATCCTTATCGTGCTGCTTTTTGATTTGTTGTAACTTATGAACGGCATCTCTATCATCCATATAAATTGCTAATTCAACTGCCGCAGCGGAATGGTCGTTATTATCGGTCATTCTACTTACCTTCTTATTAAAAGCATCGGCTGGGTTATACATTTCTTTTAATGGAATCAAATCTACTAATCTCATACTGATATAATTATATGATATAAATATAAAAATTTTAACTTATAACCTCTAAATTGTTATAATTCTCACCTTCTTCAACTTTAACCGGGAAACCACCTCTCTCCATTATCTCTCTAATGTCGTTTAAAAGTATTTCTCTTTCAATAGGATGTGTGTCTATAAGAAATGCATCATAGGTATAAAGTATCATTTTTGACATTCTCCCATCCAAATACTCTATGACCTCACCAATCTTCATATAATTGATTTCAGTTTCTAATGATTGTAACAAATAGTTAAATACCTTTTGTTCGTTTGCACCTTCGATTCTATGGAATGGTATTTCTCTTTTATATAAGAGTGTCGTAAGTTTTCCCGAAATGACGAACGATTGGTATAATTTCTTAATGTATTTATCTACCAATTGGAAAAACGGAATTCCTCTTGCATTGTCGTCTAATCCCCCATAAAGGTATGTAAAGGTTATTTTCTTTGCCGTCTCTAAATCACACCCATAAAGGTTTGCAAGGTGTTGGTGAGCCGTTGTACCCGTTGGAAACTCATACCCAACCATTTTCGCAATCAAACGAATGTGATAAGACTCATAGTCAAATTGAATCAATGTACCATGTGGATGACGACTAATAAACATTTCTCTTGTACCATCGGATTTGTTTAACGCAGAGTAGTTGACGTTAAGATGTCTATTGGATGGTCTACCCGTTGTTGTATATGGATTGTATTGTGTGTAGACGATATCATTTTTTCGCAGGTATTGCTCGTTGAAGTTAAAACTATCAATAAATTTTTCTCTATCGACTTTTACCCCAGCCCCTTCCAACCTTCCCAATATGTTGATTGCTGATGTATATTTTCTATACCAATCTCCTCTTGTACTGATATTTGGGATTGTTTTTAGAACTTCATACCATTTCATTAAAGGTACACAATCATTCAACTCCTTAAAGTCGTTTCTATACCCCTTATAAACCGATTCTACGACCTCATTAAAGATAAATGGTTTCCCATTCTCTTCAAAGTATACCCACTCATAATCCAATCCTATGGTCTTTAGATACCTATTGTCTAAAACTAAGGTATTGACATGAACTATTTTAGATATGTCAAATTTGTCTAACTTCTTTGCGTCTATGTGATTAAAATTAATTATACCATCACTTCCGTCACTTTGTCTATAATAAAGGAATGACAAACGATTTCCTAATGGATGTGCTCTATGAGAACTCCATACAGGAATGATAAGGTCAATATTTACATTGCCTCCTAAAAATGATTGTAGTGATTGCTTATCTTCAATTAGGTTCATAGAACTCTAATATACGAAAAATATTTGAGATTACAAAGTTATTTGTGGAATTGTAATAGGTTTGGTAAATATAAACCTATGTTTTTTAATCTTACCGACGCCAAACCAATAGATGCTTTATTTGAATTAATTAGGCCGATGTCATCGATGGTTCCGTCATTTTTATAAACCATTTCTTTAGGGCCAGCAATTCTCCATTTTAATTCAACACCTTTCCAATATGCGTTATTTAAATATGTGGTATATACACTATTGTTTAATTCAAAAATATGGCCGTTGAAATCATTTGCTTTTTGAATAAAATATCGTATCATATATCCATTATCATAGTCCAATTGTGTTGGAACTGGAACAATTGTTTCAGGAAGTATAATTTTATCAATTTTTTTATCTTTTATTAAATCGTTATATGCCATTTTTATCTTTATTTATCAATATCTAATACTCGCCACCTTGCGTCCAATGTTGTATACCACCCATCAGGAGTAACTGAATGTTTTACGTTTTCAATTTGAAATGCACCGATTACATTATGTATTTCGGGAACACCATCACATTTAAAATATTCACCACAACTAATACCACTTATTCCATCAATTGTTATACTAATTTCAATTGGTGTTAATAAACTTTTATTTTTTTCATAAAAAGATTTTGCTACATATCTTGAAACCACTTTTTCATTTTGAAATATTAATATCTTTGTTCCGTTATTTGTTTTAAATTTTTTAGATGATGCGTCAATTACTTTAGAAACATCTTCTTGTGTTTTTGATTTAGTTCCAGTTGATTGCTCTAATCCATTATTATTTTGTGCTTTTGCTTGTTGTTTTTCTATCGACTTAATATCTACATAATTTAAACTATACCAACCATCTGCATTTTGTGTTCTATAAAAATCAACACTTTCGTATGCATCTTTTTGAATACCCAACAATTGTTCATTGTCCGGATTTTTACCCGCTTTGGTTTGTGCAATATATGCATATGAATTAAATAAAGTTCTACCAGCAACATTTTCACTCATATTAAAATCATATGTAAATTCTTTTACAATAGATGAAATGGTTGTTGGTCTAAATCTATATGTTGGGTCTACACTTGTCATTATTCCCTGTAATGTTTTTTTATCTTGTCTAAGTTTACCGTCGACTATAAATGCTGGGAATTTTCCACCTTCTATTGTTCCTAATATTAATTTTATTAAACCATATGAATTATCATTTACCATATCTAAAATTCCTTCCAAAAAGTCTAACATAGTGTATGCCTTTCTCCATAAACTTAAAACAGCTTCATAGTTTATGAATATATTTAATGCATTACCTAATTTTATATCGTCGCCATCTTTAGAATATACCTGAATGTAATCTTTAACTTCATCATGAGATGTATCATGTTTTTTTTCATTTTCTACAAATAATGTAGAATTTTTTATCGTATACTCTAAATCATTTATATTACAATCCGTTGTTTCAATATTTCCATTTTTATCGGTTTTTAAAACTATTGTATTTTCGGTTTTGTCTTTAATAAAAGATGGTAATTGTCCTGGAAAAATAACATTTTCATTTGAGGATATCAAAGCTTCTGCTGAATTTGCTAAAATCATCTCCATCTCACCACCACCATTTGCATCGGTATAAAATTTTTGTTTTCCAATACCAACCAATGCATCATCAATAAATCCGGCATTTACTAAAACATTATGATTTAATATTTTATCAATTACAAATCCCAATGTAATATATGGTTTTTTTGATAAAGATTCATAACCTTTATCGGCATTTGCAACCCCCCAGTTAAAAAAATATTTTGAATCATCGGATTTTGTTACTACTTCACTCAATTGTGGTAACCCAAAGTCAACTTCAATTTGATTAATCCAAGTATTAAAATCGTCAGGCTTTACAGTTGTTCCTTTAGTTTTTCCACTAGCCGTTGTTGTTGATTTTGGAATTGCTCTAGATACTTCATTACCTGCAGTAATTTTTAAAACTACAACATATGTTCCATTTTCTTCAATAGAATATGTATAATCCAAAACTTTACCAGCTACTTGTTCATATGTTCCTCTGGAATCTTCTACTCTTTTGTAGTATTTTTGTAAGGCCTTCATATCTCCAATAGATAATTCTGAAAAATTTGAACAAAAACTGTCGTAATTGGATTTATCTACTAAAACTTTTTGTAAATTTATAACGTTTTGTGCACCTTCTGTTTGTGTTTTTTCACTATTCTCACCATATCTATTTTTAATATAATCTCGTCTAATATCTGCAAATACCGATTGGTTATTACCAAATTCTAATAAAAGATTCATACCAGGTTTTAAATAAAATAGTTCAAACATTTCAAGTTGTTTTAAACTGAATAATCTTACACCCACAGTTGCAATCTTTAAAGTATTTCCCGTACCATCCGTATCTATTTGTAATGATTCTATTATTGGATTTGGTATTGCTCTATTAGTTTCACCATCTACATTAATTCTGTTACCACGAAAATCAACTCCAATATGTGATGGGCCTAATTGATATGAATTATCTTTATTTTGTATTTTATTTGTTATTATACAACCTTTATATGAATCCATAGATGAGGCCGCAAATGTATTATTTATTATATCTTGGAATTTTTCCGCTCTTTCTTTTAATGTCAGTTTTGTATCACTAGATTGTTTTGTAACCAATGCGGGGGATGTTAGTATAACAAATGGAACTTTAAATATGGAACTTTCTGTTACTCTTTCTCTATTTCTAAAAATTTCTTTTACCCAAGGTTTTAAATCAGATATAAATAATGCGGGCATAACTTATGAATTTATTTTATCAAAATCATTTAATATTGTTGATAAATTCGATGGTATTCTAATTTGTATTCCAGGTTGCATAGATAATGAAGCGTCATGTAAATTATTTGCAATTGCAATAATCCACCAATAACCAACATCACCATAGTAAACATCGGCAAGTAAATCTAATCTATCACCCGCTTCGGTTATTAGATAGGTGTCATTATTAGATGCTTTTATTTTTGGATATATAGTTGATTCTAAATATCTTTTTTTAGTATCTTTTTTTAATAAAGTTTTTCTATTTTGGTATCTACTTGACATTTTGAATTATTATGGGTTATCCAATGCGCCAGCATTCTTTTTAGTTTCTGCCTTTTTAGCTGCATTTTTTATAAAGCTTTTAGTATTGGACAGTGCAATGTTGTAAGTATTATCTTGTGCCATTGGATAGGTGGTTACTTTAAATGAATTACGAAGATTTTCTGATGCACCATCGGTATTTTGTGCAGGTTTTACATCAGGCTTTGTAGTTGGTGTGTCCGCAGCTTTTTTTACTTTTGGTTTATTTTTAGTGCTGTTTATCGGTTTTGGTGTATTTATTTTCTCAACAGGTTTCTCATCAAAGCGCGGTGTTTCATCGTGCTTTGTAACATCTTCTTCTGGAACAAACACAAATGCACGTCTAGTTGGGTATTTTACATTTGTATCGGCACCCATTCCATCCAAATTATATCTATATGATACTTTGTTTTCTCTAGCATCTATTTTTGCGTGTGGATTTTCAATAATTTTAAATGCAACTTCTATACTCAAATTTGATGGATATATTGTATTTTTTAAACCAGCTCTTAAATCTTCTCTAGATACTCCAGGTTCAACTTGTGCGATATTTGAATATTCCGAATTTATATTTGTTGATGGCCAAGTTGAGGTATCTGGTATATTTACATTTATACTTTCCATAAAACCAAATATTTTTTTAGCATATCCATGAATAGTTAATTCTAAAAATTGAGGTCTATAAAATAATTGGTCAGAATCTTGTAATTCTGGATTATAAGCTTCAGCTTCTGCAAATTGTTTCCAATATGGTTCTTTTCCATTTTTCATTTTCATACCAAATGTTGGTGCTTTAAGTGCACTTTGGTTTTTACTATACCTAGCAACGGAAACATCTTGTGCAGGAAAACATAATTGTTTTATAAATTCTATTTGCTCTTTTATTCTAAATATTTGTAGTCTTTCGGTCCAATATAAATTTAAAGTAAAATTTAAGGTTCGTTCTACACCATTATATTTATATGCAGAAAATGGTGAACCAATATATTTAAAATTTTCCCAAGTGCCTTGTACATTTTCATTTAATCCTGAAATTGTTCCAGGAAAATACATAGCGTTATATCCAATTGGGTGCATTTTAACCCACGGAACTAATGATTCATCTTCCTCTGCACCAGATGGAAATTTACCATATACCAATGAATTAATATAATCATCCATTGTATAAGATGCCTCTTCCACTTTTCTTTCTTTAAGAACCTTCATAAAACCATTTGTAGTAGGAACCCCATTAAAAGAAAGTGCATCTTTTTTTGCCAAATAGTGTTCTTTAAATCCGATAAATGTTTTTGCACCATCTTCACCATTATCTGCACCTTTTTTACCACCAACTCGACCATCTAAATTTACATCAAATGCAGCTGGATGGTATGACGATTGTATAAAATTCTCATTATAGTTTTGTCTATTACTTCTACCCAAACCTCTACCTGCGTTTAATCCGGCTTGCAGCAATTCTTGCTTTGCTGCTCTCATATCTCCTGCAATTGCTGCTCTTGCTGCTGATGCTAATATTTCTGCTCCAGGTTTAAATTGAGTTTGAACATAATATGGTTTATCACTTTCTATATCCCTTTCACCTCGTCCTGCACGTTGAGGTTGAAGTAGTGTATTACTTATAGGACCAGGTTTAGTCATATTTGGAAATATAGTATCAGGTATTCTTCTTCTTTGTTTAAGAATTGCACCTGCTAAATTTGCAGCTTGTCTTAAAATTTCACCTGCTGTTGTATTTGCTTGATATTTCTCTGTGAGTATTTTAGTTCTATATGGATTTATTACACCTCTTGTATCAATTATTAATCTGTCAGCTTTAAAAAATAAATCATCAATACCATTTATTGGTTTTTTTAATTCTTTTTTTAATACCTTTTCTAAAGATGTGGGTCTGGCTTCATATTTACTAACTTGACTATTTAATGATTGTGTATCAGTTATAGGCAAGTATGTAGTATCACCATAGGCCACTTTCTTATCTTTTGTTGCTCTACCCAATAAATCCAATAATGATGCCATTTTATTATTTTATATACATAAATATCTATTGAACTACAAATGTAGCTCTTCTAGATTTAACCGATTCTCTGAGTGTGTTATTAATTACTTCCGAATCTAAATAAACTTTTGTTCCTCCAGTTGCTTGAGTAGACCATGTTTGTAATAATGCAAATATTTTCATACTCATATTTGCTCCAATTTCCGTATTTACATCATATACAGGTGTTGCTCTTATACTTGCTGCGGTTGGTGTGGGTATACCTGCATTTGTTCCTGTATTAGTATTTCCACCACCTGCCGTTGTTGAAGCCGTAGCAACAGATGTTACGGCCGTTTTTGTCATATCTACTATTGATTTTGACGTATCGGTCATTATTTTGTTATTGGCCGCTTTTGATTTGTTATATGCATCCGTTGCCTGTTTTTCAATACTGTCTAATGATGATACTGTAGTATTTTCAATGGCCTGTGTGGTTTGAGCTGAATTTGCAACTACTTGCTCTGTTATTGAACCATTTGTTTTTATTAAACCAGATTGAACCGCTTTTTGGAAATCTTTTACTTCCTCTGCTAATCCAGCTCCTGATAAATAATCCACATTAGATGCAATCCAATTGGCTAATTTTTGATTACCTTCGCGACCCAGACCAATTTGTTCACCTTCTTTTGAACGATATGATGCTCTAAATTTTTCTAAATCGGAGAAATCAATGCCTTTCAATGACATACCCAATGCATCTGACCCTTTTTGTATTAATCCACCTGATACATAATCCGCTGCATTTACAAATTCTGCACCAATACCTGCTATAACATTTCCAAAAGTTTGCCATCCTCCACCTTTGCCACCACTTTGTGCATCATTTGACGCAACATTATATATACCCTTTCCTATTGACCAAAAACCGGCTGCTCCTGCAGCTGCGGTTCCGGCACCTGCTGCGGTAATTCCACCTGCTCCTGCTACTCCACCTCCCGAAAGCATCTTCCAAGCTCCACTTAAAATTTGTGGTAAAAATGATGCCAACCCACCAACTATTCCACTCATTAACATTCCAGGAAGTTCTGTTCCCATACTTCTTAAAAATTGTAAATTTGCTTTAAGTTGTAAATAATCATTATCAATCATCACATCATTTAGTGATTTTTGATTTTGAATTTGTTGTTGTGCAATTGAAGCTTGGGCCTGTATTGCTGCTGCATTCATTGCTTTTGTTTCTGCAATACTATATTCAATATTTAATCTTTGATTGTTAGTTTGCTCCATACTGGCGTTAATAACCGCCTTTGATGATTTATCTATTCCAGCATCTAAGTCTTTTGTATTTTTAGCTATTTCACCATAATTACCACTACTAATTCTTGCAATCTCTTCAAAATCCATACCACCTAATGTTTGTGATATTGCATCTTTACTGAAAAAATCTAATTGAGATAAATCCATGCCACCCAATTCATCTTGCAAAGCTTTTACTGCACCAGGTATATCTGATGATGCAAACTTAGCCCTTACTTCTGATAGGTTTATAGATTTGCCCAACATTGCAGATAATTCCATTTCGGCTTTGATACTATCTTTATAGTTCATTACCATATTTCTACCTGCTGCGGCAACCTTATTAAAATTACCACCCATTGCTTTAACGGCGATAACTTGTTTTTGTAATTCTTTACCCGACCTAAAGTTATATTGTGCAATTTCTTTTGTAGAATCTGCCATATCTCTCATTACATCACCAGGATTTAATCCCATCATTTTGGCCATCTGACGAGTTCCTTCTAACATATTAAGAGCCTGCTCTCCGGTTGAATCATCTATTATACGAAAATTTGATGCTAAATCGGTAGCTTGGTCTGCGCCTATTCCCATATATTTTGAGAATACTGCAACTTCTTTACCCAATCTTTGTGAACTATCTGCACCTGTACCTAAATTTCCTGAAACACTTAAACTTGCATCCGATATATCTTTTGCCGAAAATCCTGCTTTTGCTAATAGTGATACGGCGTTTTTACCTAAACCGGTTAATGTATCACCAAAAAATGCATTTCGTAAATCTTGTTTGAAATTTGAAAGTGCGGTAGACATTTGTGCTGCAAACTGAACTCCCGCTTCTTGTATTGCAAAACTTGCTGAATTTTGTGCCTTTTTAAGTGCTATTTCATTTTCAACAACTTGGTCTTTCATATTGAAAGATGCAACCTTTCCAAAATAATCACCCAACATACCTTGTTTATATGCAAGATATGTAGCTGCACCTGCTAATGCACCGATTGCTGCTTTTATACCAGTGCCACTTGACAATGATTTAAATACATTTCCAACTTCATTTGCTAATGGAACCGTTCCTGCCATATTACTTAGGAATGACTCCATAAATCCATCCGCTTTTTGCATGTTCTTAGTAAAATCAACAGTTCCATCGGAAGTTGCCTCCATTGATTTTTTTATCTCTTTACCTGCGACAGATGTTGCTTCAAATCCTTCGGTTACTTTTGCATAGTTTTTAGCAGCTGCCTCACTATATTTGTTAAATTGTTCTTCGGTAATTACTTTATTTTTAAGTAATTTTCCTAATCTTTTTTCTTCTGAAAAGAATTTATTTTTTGCAGAGTTTACTTTTTTAATATACTTTACCTCATTTAGAGTTAAGTCATTTTGTTTACCAAGTGTACCTGCGATACTTTGACTACTTGCTTTAATGGTTTCTACAAATTTTGAAAAAGTTTTATATCCTTTATTATTTTTATCAATTCCTTCACCAATGCTACGAACGGCATCATCCATTTCTGATGTATCCTCCAACATTCCTTTTGCTTCTTTTCTAGCTTCTTTTAAAGATTCAGCTAATTTTTCTGCATTTTTAGTTCCTTTATCACTAACAGGTATGTTTGATGGATTATCCGCAGCAGGAGTTTGTGGTGTAGATGCACCTTTTTGTTTTCCTTTTACAATATTGTTTTTTGTATTTTTCCCCTTTGCCATTTATTAAAATTAATTTAAATCGGAGAAATCAATATCTTTGAATTTAGAATTGTATTTATTAAGTCTTTGTGTAGATGCGTCTATTTTAGAATTAATATCATCGAAAGCTTTCCATACATCTTCATCTGAATTTTTTATTTTATTCAAAAATTGAGTTTCTTTATTTTTAGACTTTGCAGTAAAAAATAAGTCCAGTAATTTAGAAAACATATTTATTTCTACTAATTTTTGTTTTGCCATGTTCTACGTTTGTATATAAATATAAATAATACTATTTTCTTCTCACTTTTGATGGAGCTGCAGATTTTCCTCTATTAGCTGCTTCTATTTGTTCCGTTTCGGATTTTTTAGATTTAACCAATTCATTCCAATAAAAATCTCTTAATTTAATAGGCATATGATATACATCACCCCATGTAAAACCACCATTGGAGTTATATATCATTTGAAAAATCTTTTGATGTATTGCTATACTATAATCAGTCGACAGGATAAAAAAAGTCAACCCCAAACGGGATACGAAGTGCCTCCTCCTCACCACTAGCCGTTGTATACTTAAATTTCAAATCTAAGTCGGGAGTAATTGAGTTTGCATATTTTCTAAGAGCTTTTGAGTCTCCTGCTAATAATCCATTTGTAACAAAATTACTAATATGACCAAAATCTCTTACGCCATCTACTTCTACAATTTGTCTCCTATATCTAGCCGTAATTTCACCCGAATTCTTTGTAAGTTTTTCGATTGCTTCAACATCTTTGTTTATTGCCATCTCATCACCATGTGTAAGTAATTTAAACTTAATTTGTTTTTTAGATTGTGGTAAAGTGAAATCATATTCATTTTTTCTATTTAACAAATCTCTATCAATATCTTTTGTTTGTATTTGAGAAAGGTCAACGGTAACCGATACAGGTTCTCCTGTTTCAGGGTCATCAACATTGACATCATAATCAGCACCAAATGCTAACATACGGGTTGCAACTAATATTGCATTTTTGTCACCAACTAAAATATCATCTATACTAACTCCTGGTTCAACCACTACCGACTCCAACATCTTATTAATGTGTTGTCCTTTTCTAATTAAATTAACCGAAGTTAGAATATCTTCTTCTTTTGCAGTTAATAATTTGATTGTAAGTTGTCCTTTTGATAATGGAGATGATTCCGGATAACATAAACCCTCAGATGGTAATGTTATAACTTCGGTTGCGAATGGATAAGACTTTGGCATTTGCACTGCTCCTAATCCACCTCTAGTAACTTCTTGTTCTATGTTTTCGTTCATAATATAACTTTTGTGTTTATTATATATATTATATTTTTCAAAAATAAAAAAAGGGAGAACATTTCTGTCTCCCTTTCTTTTTTACTATTTTTATTAAATTAGAACTCTAAGATTGCGTAATCGTAAGTTAATTGTAATTCAATTGAAACTGGGTCTGTTGTGTTTGACCAATCTAAATCACCAAAGTTAGCTTGAGTGATGAAAGCACCAACTAATGACCATTCTTCTACGATATCACCTACTGGTCCCAACAATTGGAATGTAAGTTGCTTCTTATAAAAAGCTGCGTATCCATCTCTACCTGTTAATGACTCATGTGATTGTCTAATCCACTCCATTACTTGTTGTGCACCAGACGGAACGATTGGGTCATATAGAGTGATATTGATATCATCCCAAGTTGATTTACCTTTAATCTTTCTTTTCACATTGATATGGTCTAATTCAACCACTTCTGAAGTGAAAGTTGGTCTACTTGCTGTTTTGATGATGTAAGATTCAATACCATCTACTGTCATAATAAATCTATTCTGAAGTTTTGGTTCAAACTCTTTATAAAACATCTTGTCAAATCCTAATATTGTTGGCATCTTCGTTTATATTTTTGTTGTTCTATTATAAATATTTGTTTTTAAAATTATCCGTTAAAACTTGCACCTGTTGGTAAGATGTTGAAATCAATTTGAATGAATTCAGCTGTCTTAGTTGGTTGTAAGTAGATAGCTCCTTTAAGGATGTTTCTATCAATTACATCAGGTGTGTTGTTTGACTCATCCATTATAACTCTGAATGCGTATAAACCTTGTCTACTTTGAATTGAATTTAAGTAAGGATTAACAATATTCAAGAACTTAGTTCTAGTCTCTGCTGAGTTTTGTTCGAATACTAAGTATCTGCTTGATGAAGCGATATACTTTCTAACTGTTAATAATAATCTTCTTACATTAATTCTATCCAATGCTGATGGTTTATCTTGTAAAGTCTTTTGTCCGAATACTACAATTCCTTGTCCTGGGAATTGAACGATTGGGTTAACTTTATTTTCATATAATGTATCTTTTTCAGCTTGAGATAATCTATCCAATACTGCAACTGCTCCAGTCAAACCACCTCTATTTAAACCTGCTGGTGCGAACCATTCTCCAGCTACGTTATCGTTTGCTGCGAATACACCTGGTAATAATACTGATGGTGGAACTGTGATTAATTTGTTTGTATTGATGTCGATAGTCTTAATCCATGGGTAGTAAACTGCTGCGTAGTTAGAATCAACTGACTGTGCTTGTGTTACCGTTGCTGATAATGATGTGTTTGCGTTACCTGCGTCTGCAATAAAGAATGCGTCACTTCTTTCTTCAACCATATCTAATATAGATGTGAATACTGAAGAGTGGTCTGCTCTATTAACACCAGGTGCTACAATCATATTGATATCATACTCATCTGTGTTAGATAAAGCTGCAATCATTTTGCTATATGCTACCGAACCACTTGCGGTTGATGTTGATAAGTTAAATCCTTGTGTGTTTCCAGGAAGAATGTCCGAACCTTTGTAGATTGGAGTTGTTGGGTTTAAACCATCAAATCCTTCTTGGAATGCTACAATAAATTGTCTTTTTGCAACATCGGTTGAAACTGAACCAGTTAATGTTAAACTATCAGTTACATCTAAAGAATAAACTGCGTTAGAACCTGTTAATGCTCCTGTTGGGATTGGTTTGATATAAATTGCGTTATCCGTATTATTATCTAAATCAATACCACCATATTGTGTAGCAGTTGCAGTTACAAAAGTTACTGCTGGAATTCGTGCAGATAAAGTTGCATTTGCTAAAACAGGTAATTTATATGCAGCGTGACCATAAGGAACGGCTTGTACCGGTATTCCTTCAGGTGCAACATAGTCTGCATCATTATTATTCCAAACTCTAACATATCTTGAATTAACTACCCAATCACCATGCTCTGTAATTTTACCTTCAGAGTTGATTGTTCTATTTCTATCACCAATTACTCTTGAGATATAGTTAGGAGAATTAGGGTCTAAATTCACATTGTTATAAGTTTCTAAAATTGTTTTCTTTTTGTTTGTGTCAGAATATCCTCTAACAACTACTGAGAATGTACCATAATCAGTTCCACTTACCGAACCTGCTGGTTTGATATTTGAAATACCGATTTTAATTTTGCTATTAGCTGCGTTACCTGCACCTAATGTAACAAATCTTAATACATTAAATCTTTGACCTGAAATTAACTGAGATTTAATCAATGGAGTCAAAGCTTCTTGTGCATCAAACGTAAATGGTTGGTCATCCAAAACATTAACCGATGCCGATGTGTTAGCTGTAAAATTTATGTTATGATTTTGGAAAAATGCATATACATATGCACCTTTACTTCCAAATGGAGATGTACCAAATGTGGATTCGATATCATTCACATCTTCTGGGTCAAGTGATGTACTTCCTGTAAATGAAGTAGAACCACTAATGAAAATAGCAAAATCACCATTACTTGCCGTTTGATATGTAGAAGCACTCAATCCAGTTGTTAATGTATTTTTATCAGTAGGAAAAAGTATACCAACCGATGCACTTACTGCTCCAGATGTTGCAGTTAATAATAAAGGATTTTGTGCAGTATATCCACCAATACCTGCTACTCTTGCAATCGTTGCGGTTCCAGCTTCTCTTAAATAAGATTGAACTGCTAAAGGAGTATAGTAAGTGTCATCTACTACTCCAAACAAAGTTTCAAACTCAGCTTGTGAATTTACAATTGTTGGAACCAATGGGCCTTCTTTGAAAGGGCCGATGAATGCTGCTCCTATTTCTCCAACACCTTGTTGTAAGAATGAAAGGTCATTTTCTCTTGTGAAAACGCCTGGTGATACTAATTTTTCTGCCATTTTATATACTAGTTTTTAAATTTATTAATTCTCAATATAAATATAAAATTTTCAATCAAAACAACAATTCTTATTTGTATGTTGGAGAGAAATAATCATATACTTGTCCTACTGATGCTGCTGATTGTAATGTATTGTAGAATAATACAGGTCCAATTTGTCCGTTCCAGAATGTTGTTCTTGCACTATTACTACCAATTGTTAAATAGTTCGTAGATGATGGTGCCGTAAATGCTGATGCGGTAAATGTTCCTACCGATGTTTTATCTACATAAACTGTTACAGTTCCAGATGGTTGGAATGTTGCTGAAATCATATACCAAACGTTTGATGGCAATGAAGTCGTTAATTGTGCACTATTTCCTAATGTACTACCATAGAATTTTACTCTATTTAAAGTAGAACTATCCGATGATTCAATTGCTAAACCATAAAAACCCGCATAGTCAAAAATGTGTCTTGTAGTTGTACCTAATGTTGTAGTAGGTCTTATCCACATATGAATAGTTCCGGTATTAGTATTGAATTGAGAAATACCACCATTGATATTTGATGCTGTATCTTTATAAAATAAGTCACCACCATCAAAAGAATAATATCTTTCTTTTCTACTTGCACCATTATTATAAGATGGATTACTACTTGCTAATGCTAATGGTGATTGTGCTCCAGGTCTAACACCTGTACCATACCCACTCATATCTAATAAATCTTCCGTTGGTGTTCCTGTTGATGGTAGTGTTGCCCCTGCAAATGATGCAGTTTTTGCAGGTTCTAAATACATTCTTAAACCAGATGATGGAATGTGAGGTTGAGTCGCTTGCCCTTTGTTATGTGATATTAAACCATTTGAAATATATACATCCGCATTTTCTACATTTACAGTTACAATTTCTACATCCGCAGTTATCAATTGAATATTAAATACAACCACTTCTGTTTCATCTTGCATTATTACTTTATCTCCAGGTAAAATTTCACCTACATTTTTGAATTTATATTTTTCAATTTCATTATCCCAAACATATAATGGGTGAGTTTCGGTTGCTTTTATTAAACCATTATTAAGAGAGAAATATCCAGATGCAAAATTGAATGTTAAATCGGAAACGGTTACATTTTGTGCATTGCCTGATATTTCCGTTTGTTGAAAAAATCTCCATTCAGTTTCACCGGAGTCGGCACCATCCAAAGTTTCATCAGGTAATCCAGTTGGAACCCAGGCTTTTATTTCATCACCAATATTCAAATCTTCAACATTTATTTCCGTACCATTTGCTAATTGTATTTTTGTACCAAATAATAGACAGAAATCAGGTTGGTTAATTGTATTATAAACATCTACTGCGTATAATGTTTTAGTAGTTACTGTACCATAATTAGTTGCATTAATATTATATCCATCTTGATATTTCATTGTTAAAATTGAACTAGCTTCCGAATAGTTTGCAGCTGCAACTGCTGCAGGTGTCATTGGAAATATAGTAGGGCCGGATGTTACTGCCTTACTACCTGTTGTAAAATTTGCATTGTCAAATGAACAAGTATAATTGTTATATTGTTGTTGAACTTTGGAATAAAATAAAGAACCTGTTAAACTAAATGAAAATTGTGCCGTTTCTTCGGTGCTTTCTACTATGTAAGTATAAGTTGGAACTGTTACTGTAATACCATCAGTTGCAAATCCTATCAACGAACCATTTACTGTGTTACCACCCAATTGTCCCATAGATGCTTGTCCACTTCTTGTTGAACCGCTTACTGCTCTGTGTAAATTCCCTAACGATAAATTTGTTCTTGCCATAGTATAAAGTGTTATTCTCCGTTATAAATATCTAAAAGTTTATCTTTCCACACATCCTTATTAGAGAAGTGTTCTATCATCCAATTTTTAAGTTTTTCAAATTCATTTTTCTTCGTTTCCCAATCATCTTTACAAATTGTCTCGTAGGTTTCCTTAAATGTTTCCTTACTATTCGCTTTGTACTTATAATCAAGTGGAACGTACCATTTTTCATGTAGTATTGGAAGTTTACCCCAATCCACTGCTTCAAAAATTCCATATCCGAATGGTTCATATTCAAAACAAGAATGAGATATTCCCCAATCAAGTCCGTAGAACCTTTCTTTATATTTGTAATCAAACTTGTAAATTTTTGATTTCTCAAATTTATATCCATATTTTTTTTTATAATATTTGTTGAATGTTTCTGAATTGGTAGAAATGTATCCACCTAACCCATCCATATATTCAACATTTTTTCTACCTTCAACTCTTGCTGCGTATCCTAATTCTATTGAGTTTGAAAGTTCGTTATTTTGTATAAATGTATAATTATTTGGTATGTGATGTAAGTTTTCCGTTTGATATGGAAAATGATACAATCCTACCCAAATTTTATTTTTTATTTTATCAATTAATTCCGATTCATATTCCCAATTACCATACCAATGTAAGTATTCATCTTTTCCCATTTGTGCCATTAAAGACACTTTGGTTAAATTGTGAAAAATTATTGAATCAATCTTTTCCAGGTTTTGATGAATAGCTCTGGTTGGAGTATAATGACCATGTAATATATGTATCCTTCTTGCACCTTCAAAGATTTCAATAATTTTATCTTCGTTGGTTTCCCAAACATGGTCAATATCAATTGGAAATTCTTCGTAATTTGTAGGCTTTTTTCTATGGAAAATAAGAAGTGGCTTGACTTCTAAATCAGGTGCCACTTCTTTTATCCAATTAGTTACCCATATATCAGCTCCGCTATTGAACCAGGGTCCTCCTGCGGTAGTGTAGTAAACATCATACATTTATTATAAACCTTTTGAATTTTTATTTAGATTTGCAATTATCACATTTACATTCGTAATTATCTAAATCCATTCTTAATTTTTCGATTTGTGTTTGTTGTTCTTTCATTGCTTCTACCATTAAACCCATCATTTTTGAATAGTCTAATGCTAAGAAACCATCATCTCTAGTTTTAACTACTTCTGGTAATACTTCTTGTACTTCTTGTGCTATCAAACCTGTTTTAGGAGTTGATTTTGTTACTTCATTCACATCATCATTCCATTCCCAAGTTACACCATTCAATTTAGTTACTTTTTCTAAAGCGTTTGGAATAGTTTGAATATTATTCTTATGTCTTTTATCCGAAGTAAAGAATGCCGTAATATCACCAGTTGCGGTTACTGCTCCGGTTACTGTTAATGCTCCCGTTGCGGTTGCTCCACTTACCGTCAAAGTAGTCAACGTACCAACTGATGTGATAGCTGATTGTGCTGCAGTTGTAACTGTAGCGGCCGTTCCACTCACATTACCTGTTACATTACCGGTCAATGCTCCTACAAATGTAGTTGAAGTTACAGATGTTAAACCTGCTATTGTTGTTGAAGTTCCACCTAATGTAGTCGATGTTGAACCAATTGTTATTGTTTTATTTGAACCTAATAAAGAACCATCTATTTGTGCTGAACCTGAAACTACACTAATACCATTGAAAAATGAACCACTGTGAATTGTTGTTCCACCTAATACTTGTGAAGAACCACTTACTGTACCTGTTGGTAATAATGGTGTTACTTGTGTAGAACCACTTACTATACCACCTGGAATAGAACTAATACTTGTATAAGTTATTTGTGAAGAACCGGAAACAATTCCCGTTCCACCCAATACTTGTATAGAACCACTTACTGTACCCGTTGGTAAGTTTGCAATTGTTTGTGATGAACCCGATACTATGCCACCTGGAATAGAAGAAATATTTGCGTATGTGATTTGAGAAGAACCCGATACTATGCCACCTGGAATAGAAGAAATTCCCGTATAAGTAATTTGTGATGAACCCGAAACTACACCATTAGTCGAATTTATTGTACCATTGAATGTAGTTGCAGTTGAGGCACCTATTGTTGTAATTGAGCCACTTATTTTAACTGAACCTGTAAAATTATGTGTATCATTACCAAAGTCACCAAATGTATTTGAACCACTACTAAATATAACAGATGCCGTTTCATTAACAGTTGTCAAATTTGTTACTGTTAAATTTGTAATTGTAGTTCCACTTAATTGTGATGACCCAGAAATTACACCCGTTGGTAATAATGGAGTTATTTGTGAAGAACCCGAAACTATTCCCGTTCCTCCTAAAACTTGTACTGAACTACTTACTATACCACCTGGAATAGAACTAATACTTGTATAAGTTATTTGTGAAGAACCCGAAACTATTCCCGTTCCTCCTAAAACTTGTACTGAACTACTTACTATACCACCTGGAATAGAACTAATACTTGTATAAGTTATTTGTGAAGAACCCGAAACTACTCCGTTTGTTGCTGCAATTGAACCGGTTATTCCATTTGTAGAGCGTATACTTGATGCTGAAATAAATGCAGAAGCTGAAATTGATTGTATTTCTAATTGAGTTGTAGGGCCTACTGCTGTAAGTGTTACATCTCCTGTGTCTAAACCAACTTGTAATGTTCCCAATGTGGTATTCACATATGGTTCTCCAAAAGCCAATGAGCCTGATTTTTGTGCGGCTGTCCCACGTCTAAATTTAAGTGCCATTTAGTTTACCTTCTTTTTAGTCCGTTGTTATATAATATGTATAAATATCTATTTGCTTTCCAATTCCTTAACTTTAGCTGATAATTCTTTTATTGCTTCAATTAGTAATGGTACAATCTTTTCGTATTGAACTGCTTTGTATCCATTGTCTCTATTTGTTACAATTTGTGGTAATATTTGTTCAATTTCTTGTGCAATTACTCCAATATCATTTCCTTTATGAGAATGGAATTCTTCATATCCCACTTTCCAATCATATGTGTTACCACTAATAGATTCAACTTTTTCTAATGCGTTTTGAATTGGGTGTATATTTTCTTTCAAACGAATATCCGATGAATAGAATGCAGTAATATCATTCATTGCTCTAATTTCACCTGCTACCGTAGTTGCCGCAGTTCCAACTCCAATTGAATTAAATTGATAATCACCAGATGAACCACTATGAATTGTAGAACCACCCAATACTTGTATTGAACCACTTACTGTACCCGTTGGTAAGTTTGCAATGGTTTGAGATGAACCCGATACAATACCATTACTAATTCCACTTAATTGTGTAAAGTTAATTTGAGATGAACCACTTACTACACCATTTGTTGCTGCAATTGTACCTATAATTGAACCCGTTACAATAAGAGAACCCGTAATATATGCACTACCATTTGTGATTACTCTATCATGTCTTAATTGTAAAATATTTTTTTGTGTTTGTGCACCATCTGCAATAAGGAAATCCAATTTATTCAATGCAGCTTGTGCATCGTGTCCGGTTTGGATTTTATGATTATATTGACTAAGACCACTACCATTATAACCAAATACAATTTGGTCAGCGGTATTACCTCCGGTAGTTCCGGCTTCAATACCAACTATACCTTTCAAATGTATTTTTTGTGCAGGTGTTGTTGTGTTAACTGCTAATGATACAAATGATGCTGATGCAGAACCGGTAATATTTTGTGATACCAATAATGAACCCGTAATTTGTTGACTTCCGTTAAATGAATTTGAACCAGTTGTTGCGTATGAGCCTGTTTTAGATTGTAAAGATGCAGTAGCTTGGTTTATTTTATCCAATTGGGCTGTGATTCCTCCTCCAAATAAAGATGCTGTGTATTCAACCTCATCCAATCTATAATCTACCGATGTTGAGAATGACGTTAATATACTTCCACTCAAAGAGTATCTTGTATCGTATGATGATGTGAGTTGAGAAGAACCCGAAACTGTACCCGTTGGTAAGTTTGCAATAGTTTGTGATGAACCACTTACAATTCCTGCAGGTATAGAAGATATATTTGCGTAAGTTATTTGAGAAGAACCCGAAACTGTACCCGTTGGTAAGTTTGCAATAGTTTGTGATGAACCACTTACAATTCCTGCAGGTATAGAAGATATATTTGCGTAAGTTATTTGAGATGAACCACTTACAATACCAACTGGAATAGAAGAAATATTTGCGTATGTAATTTGAGATGAACCTGAAACTACACCATTGGTTGCGTTTATTGTACCATTAAATGATGTTGCTGATACACTACCTGTTATTATAGTTGAACCACTAATTTTGACTGACCCGGTAAAACTATGTATGTCATCACCAAAATCTCCGAATCTATTTGAACCACTACTGAATAAAACACTTGCAGTTTCATTAACAGTTGTCAAATTTGTTACTGTTAAATTTGTAATTGTTGTATTATTCAATTGAGATGAACCAGAAATTACACCCGTTGGTAATAATGGTGTTACTTGTGCAGCTCCACTTACTATACCTGATGGGATAGAACTAATACTTGCGTATGTAATTTGTGAAGAACCACTTACTGTACCTGTTGGTAATAATGGTGTTACTTGTGAAGAACCCGAAAGTATTCCTGTTCCTCCTAAAACTTGTGAGCTGCCACTTACTATTCCTGCTGGTATAGAAGAGATGTTTACATAAGTTATTTGAGATGAACCCGAAACTACTCCGTTTGTTGATGCTATTGCTCCTGATATAGATGTTGCGTATACATTTTTATATTTATATGTGTTACTACCTAAATCAAATATGTTCGAACCAGATGGGATAAGTGAACCACTAAAAGGTGAGTTTACATTTACACTATCATTTGCCAAATTATCTCCTAAATAAATGTTTCCACCGATTCTAACATCACCGGAAGCAGATATATTACCAATTAAATTGATATTACCATTTACAGGTGCATTTAATGGTAATAATGTAATTACGTTACTAGAACCACTACCAAATTGAATAGAACCAATACCTTTATGTAGATATAATTCACCATCCGTTAATGTTTCGTTAGATGTACCCCTTCTAATTTGAAATATTGCTGCCATTTAATTCTTTATGTTTGTTATAAATATCGTTTATAAATATTTTATTTTTACAAAATAGTTGTGATAGCATATGTTATCATAATACTTATCCAAATTATCAATGCCTTTAAGTATGTCATAAATCCGGTGTGGAAATATTTTTGACCTATTGGCAAGCATTTATGGGATGGTGATATCAAATATGCCGAATATTCTAATGTAAAAAATAATACAAAATAATGCATTCCAAACACACTTGTCAACAAACTAACTATGCTTGCATACTTAGTTGATGACCCCAATAAAAACGATACTAAAAATGAAATAACTGATACTACTAATATATTTTTTGGATTATTATATGTTTTTATATAAGATTCCATTAATGAATAGTATGAGTTGATAAAATTACCTAATATAATTATACCGGCAACAATAAAAACCAATTGCCAGTTGATATAACTTAATAGTTTTTTCCAACTATTTGAATATGTTATTAAATAAGTCGTAAATGCAGTAAATGCTGCAAAGTAATAATCCGTAACACAACTTATTAATATTGTCAAAAGGAAGGGTAAAACTACCAATCCAATGTTCTTCCAATTTATAGGTTCATCTTTTGTATCAATTTCAATCTCATCTTCTTTTAATGATGTAATATAATATCCAATGTATAAACCCGATATTAGTAATAGTGGCCAAATGTATGACATAAATTGCATATAAGTCAATCCCAAAACTGCCATAGGAATAATAACTGTTTTTTCTAAGGGAGACCACAGGTAATAATGATGTGTTGCTAAATAATCAATCACACCAAATTTCTTTCTTTTCTGTCTATCGATAGGTGCAATGGTATTCAACATACTTGCCGAAATTGCAACTCTACCTGGAATTGGTAAGATACCTCCAAATAGTGATACTAAAAATACTACTAATCTTTTTGACTTTACCCTTTGTTCCAATAACTTAAAAACGTCCATCAGGTACCCTCTTTCTTTGAGGATACCTGTTATGAACATTATTAACATTAAATAGATAAGAAATTCTTGTCCTTTAATTAAAATCTCCATCCAAATATTATTATGGTTCTAGATTTTTTTGCAGCGTCATTCAAACCTGGCATATGTTCGACATTCAAATAACCATGTCCGTTAAAACGATACTGAACCAATGGGCCGACATACCACTCTTGTGTTTGTTTTACATCATTATATCTAAACATATGAGAAATTCCCATTGTTAAATCATCATTAACGATGTTTCCATAAGATGCTGTGTATGCCCACTCTCTATTTTGGTCTTTTCTTAATTTTGCAACATCTGCTTCTAAAATTAAATTCAAACCCCAAATACCTTTTTTACCAATTCTATCTCCCAATAAAATCTTAGGTTCTATGCCTTGTCTTTTTTGGTTTAATAGTTTGTGTTCAAAATAAAGTGTTGGATTGCCTGGAATTTTACCCCAATCTGCCAATGCATATCTAACTTCCCAACTAAATCCTCTAAATCCAAATGTAGATAAAGCTTCGTTGTTGTTTTTATAGACCGTATGCATATAAAAATCTAATTCCAATCTTTTACCAAGTCCAAATGCAAATTCATCTCTCATTCTAACTTCGGAAGGTGACCCATCTCTTGGAGTTCTAACATCAAACCACTTTTCATACATAATAGTACCCGGAGGTGTCATTACATATACTCTTGTAGATGGAAACTTGCGGACTAATGTCCATGCTGGTTGTTTGTAGTCACCAACTAACTTAAATTGAGGATAAGGTTTTGCAGATACAATCACTTCTTCCAAAGTGTTTTCTATTGTGTCCTTTTTAACCTCACCAACTCCCTGTTTTATTGCACTGCTACTATATTGACTAAATGAAGCAATTACAATAAACAATGTTGCTAACAAAAGCGATAGCTGTTTTTTCATTGTTGTTTGTTTTTGTTGTTAAGAAATTATTTTTGTAAGATAAAGATACCCAATCCATTCCAATAATCGGTTGCATCTTCACCTTTTGTATATATGTTTTTTTGGTATTTTATAAATAAACCACTATCTTTTATTGATTGTAGTGCTTTATCATTTTCCCAATTCCAATCATCAAATATTATAATACATTCATTTTTCATTGCAGGTAATAATTTTTTTATTATATTATATCTGTCAAAAAATTTAGTCTCACCATCATAAAAAATAATATCAACTTGTGGAATTGTTGTATAATCAAAATCCAAATAATTTGCTCTAAATACTTTTATGTTTTCTACCTTACCATACTTTTTTACATTATTCAAAAATTCATCCTTTGGGTTTTCAGCCCTTTGCTTAAATATTGAATTCATTTTATGTGTTGGGTTAGATGGTGTTATGAATGGTGCACTCCAATTATCAATTCCAATTGCTGTTATATCATTACCATAAATTGCTGAACAAAATGTTGAACCTCTATATACTCCAATTTCCAAATATGTTGAATTGGGCAAACTACAAAGGTTATTCAAAAACATTTTAACTTTGTTACTACTAATTCCTGGAATGTCTAATACATCTTGTCTTAATTTAGATACTTCCAAATCAGACCAATGTAATGATTTTTCTATATGTTCAATTAAGTCCATTATTTTTTCTTTTTATGTTCTGCAACAATTTCACAATAATTACAATCCCAACATTGAAATTTACATTTTTTAATTTTATTTCTCCAACCTCTCAATTCTTCCGAAGGTATTCCATCCAAATAAATCTCCGATGCATTAGCAAGTATTTCGTTACCTTCTGCGTAGTTTGATACGATTTCAATGGTTTCATCCAATCTGTTCAAACTATCCCTACCATGCATCTTAAAGACATCAATATACTCCAAAAACTCATCATACTCTTTCTTAAATGGTGGAATTACTCCCGTCTTAAAGAAGAATGCGTTAATCTCATCTTCCCATTTATATTCACAAGTATGTTTTGATATTTCATGTCTAAAATATGGAAGTTCATTATCTTCTCTTAAATTATTATAAGAGTAATGTTCATCCATCATAGGACATCTGCCCAAACATCCTTCGTTTGTAAGTAAAGATATTTTAACATATTTACCTGTTTTTTCGTAGAAGTGAGTTTGTGCTCTTTTGATATTTTTTAATTCTTCAATGTCTCTCATTAATATTCTATCCAAATTAACATAGTCAAATCCTTGTTCTGCTGCATAGATAAAATCTTGTCCAGTTGCAACCTTTCTAAGAATTGTATTTTTAATTTCCATTTCAGGAAACTCATTGTGTAAACCCATTGATACCCAATGTGCATGTGGAATAGTAATGCATCTCAATCCTCTATCGTATAAAGGTTTTAAGTTGTCAACAAATAATTTATAATTGTCATACTTTGGTGATATATTTACATTATTGAAAGTTGCACTGATTCTAATACCTAAAGATTTTTGTATCATTAATGCATTATCAAATAAAGTCGTTTTATCTTCCGATACAAATACAGAACCCATTGCATCTTGTCCAAATGGTGGTACTCTACAAGTAAAATAAATGTCATAAATCCAATCTTTATATTTGTGTAAGAATGGGTAAAACTTTTCAAAGAAATCTTTTTCGGAAATCATTGGATTAAGTGGGACTGAGAATATTTTTTTCATAACTAATTTCCTTCTAAACATCCACCACAAATTCCATTACAATCATTTGGGTAGAATGTACACTCCTGACATATTGTAGGTAGTGTATAATTTTTATGGTTTTCAATATATAAATTATCAAATGTATCTCTTAAACTTTGTGGTCTATCTTCACCCACAATATTTAATACATTATCTATTTTTACTTTGTCTTGTAACGGATAACAATGAATAGAACTACCATCCGGAAAAACATCCAATGGCATATATCCACAAATCGTATCATAGTTTGCTATTTTGAAAGTTGCAAATCCCAACGAATTTTCGTATACAGCTTCTTTTGTTTTTCCTTCCCATAAACAGGGTGGAACTTGACAATCCGATGTAATTAAAATATCATTGTATTCTCCAAATTTCAAAATCTTTGTTATTTCTTTACCCAATTCTTTATTATTAAGTAAGTATGTTCCTGTCAAATCTATTCCTAAACGAATTGCATTTACTTTACCATCTAATGCCAAATATAACCATTTAATATATTCATATATGTTTCGTTTTTCCCAATCCGATGAAATGGTTAATGCTAAATACAATCTTGGACTTTCTTCAAATCCCCATGTATTTTGGTATGCATGATATAATTCTAAATAATTCTTTTTGAATATTGGTAATCTATTTTTCTCATCCAATTCTGCTGCATTTGGTAACATCCATTTGATATTTCTAATATTATTAATTAGATAATCTTTTATAATATTTCCAAATAATAAATTACTAACTAAATTAACTTTAAGGCCTTTGGAAAATATATAATCAATTAAACCTGAAAAGTTTGAATGTTGAGTAGGTTCTCCACCTAATATTGTAATTTCTTCCCTATTATCTTTTATTTTGTAATGAGTTATTAACTTTTCAGCCATATCAATACTCATTTCACCCAATGTATGTTTTAATCTAGCATCTTCTTTGGTGAAACAAAATGAACAACCTTTAGAACAGGAACCATTTATTGCAAAATTCATATTATACTTTTATAAATTTCCATTTTTCTAATAATTCAATATCAGCATCCGGTTGGTTATTAATATCAAATGCCAAGCTAATTCTCAAATCACCATCCCATTGTTTGAATTCGTGTTCTATATAAGATGAAAATAATGTAATTTCACCAGGAATATTTGGAACATCCAGCTCTTTGAAAGTAGAGTCGTGTGGGCTTTTTTTATGATTTCTAAAAAAGAATGTAGTTGCAGTTGGTTGTGTGGAATGTACAAAACAATGTCCACTTATTGCGTATGGATATTTTGTATGACTTTTATTATCCATATGTTTGTGTAATCCTATATAGTCTCCTTTGCGATATATGTTTCCCCACATTTTAAGATAAAATGTTTCCCAACCAAATAATTTGAAAACCAGTTCTTTTATTTTTACAACAATTATATCAACTTCTTCAATACCTAATTCCATTAAACTATAATAATAGTGATATTGGGTGATACTATCTTTATTTACATATTTGAATGGAACTCTGGATTTGTCATTTAGATTTTTTATATATTCTTCCTTTCCTAATATTTTTTCACATAAAGTTGGTAGAATAGTAATATCCACCATATCGGTTGCAATTAAACCATATTCGTAAGTATCTAAATAACTATTTTCCATAAAATTTAGAAATCCATTTGAAGTGTCAATGGGGTTGTTGGAATATTTTCATCCATTTGTTGTTGATAACTAACACTAAATCCAAATTTCTCATGTCTTAATCTATGACAATCTGCAATAGTTACACATGCTTTTACTCTTTGCTCCAATTGTTGTTGTTCAACTAATAAGTTTGCTAATGCTGTATTATATGTGTTTACATTATTGATAATTTTTGTTACCAATTCAACTTTTGTTAATTCTCTTCCGATTGCTAAAATATCAATTAAAGGAGTATTTGCCGTATTGTCCGATTGATATAATAATGCTTCTCTTTTTTGTTCTTCCCAAGTTGCTTTTTCTAATAGTGATGCGTCAAACATCAATTCTTTCAATCTTTCGGTAAATCTATCACTTATAATTTTTTTCATTACAATTTTATTAAAAGTTACAGCCAATTGTCTATCTTCTTCCGTTAAGAAGTATCTAACTTTTATTGTCTGGTCTTCATCGGATTGTAATAAAGAAAAGTCTTCGGCAAGTTGTGTATTCTTTTTAACGGATACATAATCTCCATATATGTCTGCAAATTTATATCCAGGTGCAATATTTTCTGGAATTACAATTGCATCTATTTTATGTAGTTCAACTCTATTATCACAATATTCATCAGGTATTCTACCTACTGAATAATTCAAATATGTTCCTATTACTTTAATATAACCCGGTGTGTTTACTGGTTTGAATAAAATGTGTATCATTATAATAATTGTTCGTTTATTTGATTACTAACGGAACCTAATTTTAATTGTTCTTTCAATTTTTGTTCTAATAATGGTAATGGTTCTCCTGTTGCCGCTCTTCCCATTAACTCATTTACATTTCTTTCCATTGTAATAGCATATTGTGCAGTTAATGATAATACTTGCTGTTGTTGTTCAGGTTTCATCATTAAAATTGAATCTAAATTACCTGTTCCCAATCTACCATAAGAAACCATATCTAACATTGCCTGTTTTGCCATTCTTACCGTCCAATATTCATGTTCATAATGTGCTTCTAATTCTGGTTGCTTAAATACTTCCATAAAAGATTCACCATTTGGTAATTTTCCATCTTCACTATCTAAAAAACTTTTGATTAAATCTATAATTGATTTTCTTTCTTTATAGGCATCGTTTAGACTTCTTTTATATTTTCTTAAATCAATATTACCGTCAAAAATTTCTAATTGAATTAATTTCTTTTTCTTTTCATCGGTTACAAATTCTAATTTCTCTGCTTCAATTTCTAATTCAATTTCTTTTTTCTTAACCAGATATTCCAAATGTTCAACCGCATCTTCTCTTGCTCTTAATTCCATAAACCATTGTTTAATTTTGGCATATGGTGTAATTTGTGCACCACCTACAAAGTTATCAAGTTTGTATTTTGGTGTGGAGAATGATAAATCTTGTGCTACTGAAATTAGTTTTACATCTAATTCATCTTCTAAAAATCTTGTTTGTTCGTATTTTAATTCGTTTTGCATTTTATAACTTTTGTTTTTATTAATTCTAAATATACTTAATTTTTTTCAATTTTCCAAATATTATTGTCTCCATCCACAAATTGCTGATGATTGGCCTGCCTGTGCGGTTGGTGATAAACCACTAACTCCTGCAGTTCCACTGTCGGTTGCGTAATAAAACTTCCAGTTATTATTATTTTGTAAACCATTATAATTACCCAACATATATTGCCAATCTTGTCCCATTGTAAAGTTTTCTTCTCCCGTATTAGTTTCTGGTTTAGTTACATTACCGGCATTAGTATCTGTTGAAAATTGCCATCTTCTTAAATTGTTTCCACCATTATAAGAACCTTCATTTCCAGCATATCCCTTACCATTTTTACTACTAATTCCTTTTTGTTGACCATGTGCTCCCCATTGTGTTGTTGAAGTAAATGTTCTATTTGCATAATTCATTTTTATTCCTACACTATCGGTATAACCATATCCACTATTTTCATCGGAAAATGCGGTAGAGGTCTCTGCACCACCAACCGATGATAATCCTTGTCCTGTTAAACATATTTCGGTTGTCATATTAAAAACATCTACAGTTGAAGCATATCCACCGAATATAAATGCAAACTCTGTTTCTTGAAACATTACACCACAATCTGCTCTTGCTGTTGTGATATCCCATTTAGTTTGGTGTGTATATCCTGTTTCGGTTACCATATTAACTGCCGTAGTATATGTGTCCGAAACTGTAGAGGGGCCTGTGAATGCATTGCCTGTATTTGAGGAAAATATCCAAAGAATTGTTTTGCTACATGCACCTTTTGTATAGTTCGCGGGATAATCCATTAATTGTCCTAAATGTGATGTTTGGTCGGTTGCGGATACTGCTTTATGAACATTTTTCCATGGAGATGAATCTTTATAACCACCGGCAACATATCCATAGTTAATAATTTGACGATATTTGAATGAATTATAAGGTGCAGCTTGGTTACCCACTGCTTCCCAACCACTATCGTTATTAGGTATACCCGTATAAACATATAACAAACTAGAACTTGGAGATTGTTGAAAAAATAAAGACCCCGAAGTAGGACTACCCGGTCTATTTGCCTTTGTGTTTTTTGGAACACCCACTAATCCTGATGTTACTTTAAGTGAACCGGTAACTACCAAATTTTCGTATATCATATCTTAATATCTTTTTTATAAATATTGTAAATTTTTAGTTTCTCCATCCGCAATGTCCTGATGATTGGCCACCATGTGCAGTTGGTGCTAATCCAGATGGGTTTACAGTTCCACTTTCGGTTGTATAATAAAATTTCCAGCTAGTGTTATTTTGTCCAGTACCATCATAATTGCCTACCATATATTGCCAATCTTGTCCTAGTGTAAAGTTTTCTTCTCCACAATTTGGATGTGGTTTTGGAACGGTTCCCAAATTAGTTTCGTTTTTTAATTGCCATCTTCTTAAGTTATATCCACCATTATATGTTCCCTCATTACCACAATATCCTCTTCCTATTTTAGAACTAATACCTTTTTGTTGTCCTGATGGGCCCCATTGTGTGGTTGTATATACACTATCGGTTGCGTATGCAACTTTAATACCACTCTCCGAACCATAAACATATCCCCAATCTTGGTCAGACATTCCTGCACAACCCAATGTAGATGTTAATGAAGTCCAGCCTGAACGGACATACATTGATTCATTTGTTAAATTGAATTTTTCAACATTAGATACACTACCACCAAACATCCATGCAAATTCAGTTTCTTGCCACACCGTTCCTAAGTTATCTCTTGCATATGTCATATCAAATTTAGATTGATGTGCATAATTTGTTTCATTAACCATATTAACTGCCGATGTATATGTATCTGCAACATCGGTTGCCGACCTCCATGCACCACTTGTATTTACCGACCACATAAATAAAATACTCTTACTACATGCTCCTGATGAATATGACGATGGATAATCTAATAGGTCTCCTATATTTGTTGTTTGGTCAGTTGCTGCTACTGTTTTATGAACAGTTTTCCACGGAGATGAATTTATATATCCACCCGCCGTATATGCATAATTTATAATTTGTCTATAAAAAAACGTTGGAGCATAATCATTTTGTTCACCCAATACTTCCCAACCTAATTCTCTATTTGCTACACCACTATAAACCCAAATTGCACTACCCGTTTGAGATGTTTGTAAATATAAAGAACCACTATCCGGAGATGATGGTCTATTTTCTCTTGTTCCATATGGTAAGACAAATTCACTACTTACGTCTACGGAACCGGTTACCGTCATTGATTCTCTTATCATATATTATCTTATTATAACTACTCTTCCTGTTCTAGCTGTTGTGAATGTAATGTCTACTACGGATGTCGAAGTTGTTTTAATCGTTGCTGGCCAAAACATCTCATCACTACTATCATAACACATTACCATTACATTTTTAGTACCCAAACTATGTGTTACTGATACGGATGATACCGATGTAAATGTTGTTGAGTATGATGAGTTTGCAGATGTTTTAACTAAACTACCTGCTGAATATATTTCTCCCGCCGTACTGAATAAACCATCTGATGAACGTAGCTCAGCAACAACTGTTGGGGAAGTTCCGGCAACCCCACCCTTCTCAAATATCCACCCATATGTGCTTGAATCTTCAACAAAGAAACGACGAGCCCAAGACGTTACATAAGTTCCCGTTGATGCGGTTATATTACCCGTTGGTCCCGTACTTGTTGCTCCACCATTAGCCATATAATCACACCAAGCAGTATATGTACTAATATTATACCAACTTATACCATGTGCAGTATTTGCATTACGCTCAAATGCTATTTTTGGTGTTGTTACTCTTGCAAATGTTGGTGTTGATGTAGTTAATACTGCCTGATTTATATATGTTCCAAATCCGGTAGTTGATGCCATTGTTATTTGAGCTGACCCTGAAACTAAACTTGGAATAGTAATATTAGCAGAACCATCAAAAGATGTTCCGTTGATTGTTCTTGCAGTTGTTAATGCGGCTGCAGTTGTTGCGGTTGATGCGTTACCTGTCAATGCTCCTGTAAATCCAGTTGATGTTACCGATGTTAAACCTGCTATTGTTGTTGCAGTTCCACCCAATGAAATTGCAGTTGTACCAATAGTAGTTGAACTATTTGCTAAATTAGCATTTGATATTGAACCTGCTAACATTGCGTTTGTTACTTTTGCTGCACCTATCGTTGTTGCATTACCTACTGAAGTTACATCACCCGTTAAGTTTGCGTTTGTTGTTACTGTTGAAGCGTTACCTGTCAATGCTCCTACAAATGCAGTTGAGGTTACTGATGTTAAACCTGCTAATGTAGTTGAACTTGCACCTAAAGAGATTGTAGTTGTACCAATAGTAGTTGAACTATTAGTTAATTGTGCATTTCCAATTCCGGTTACTTGTGAAGAACCTGATACTATGCCTCTACCCTTTGTTTCATAACTTCCTGTAACACTTTCTATTGTTGTCAATCTTGCATTTTGTGCAGTATTAGTTGTATCATTTGAACCTGTATAGGTATTTACCGAACTCAATATACTCACTATTTGAGATGAACCTGATACAATTCCACTTCCGTTAAATGTTAAACCTGTACCATCACCATAAAATTTTGATGCAGAAATGTCCGTATTAAATTTTAATTGTGAATTTGCAGACTCCCAACTCATAGTAACATTTGCACCTGCTATACGGAAACCTGCTCCGTTTGCTAGTGCCGATGTTGTTGAACCGGATGCTAAAGTTATAAATTTGTCACTAACATTTAATGTTGTTGAATTTGCAGTTGATGTTGTTCCTAATACAGTTAAATCACCTAATACAACCACATTTGAACCTGTTAACTGTAACGCGGTTTTAAGAGAAGATGTGTATGTGTTTAATGATGCTGTACTTATTCCTACTGATGTAAATTTTGTATCTACTGAACTAGTGTAAGTTGCAAGAGTTAAATTTTTTGTTTCTAAACTTGCAGTATAAGTTGCAAGGGTTGAGTTTTTAGTATCTAAACTTGCAGTATAAGTTGCAAGAGTTAAATTTTTTGTTTCTAAACTTGCAGTATAAGTTGCAAGAGTTAAATTTTTTGTTTCTAAACTTGCAGTATAAGTTGCAAGGGTTGAATTCTTTGTATCTAAACTTGCAGTATAAGTTGCAAGAGTTGAGTTTTTAGTATCTTGTGAACCCGTATAGGTATTTAGAGAACTTAATATACTCACTACTTGTGAAGAACCTGATACAACACCATTAGTTGCGTTTATTATACCATTATAAGATGTCGCAGTTGAAGAACCTACTAAAGTAAATGAACCTGTTATTTGAACTGACCCGGTAAAATTATGTATGTCATCACCAAAATCTCCGAATCTATTTGAACCACTACTAAAAATAACACTTGCAGTTTCATTAACAGTTGTCAAATTTGTTACTGTTAAATTTGTAATCGTAGTTCCGTCTAATTGAGAACTTCCACTAATAATTCCTCTACCCTTTGTTTCGTATGAACTTGTTGCACTATTTTGATTTAATATAGTATTTGAAACCGAAGAACTAAATGCAGTTAAATTTATACCATTTACCGTTCCCCCGGCTGGCATTACTATTTTAGTTTGAACAAATAAATTTGATGCCGATATTGCACTTAAAAAAGTAGGATTAATATTTCCTTGACTAATTGTTGCTTTTTGTTCATTTGTTAAACCTGCAGTTTTTAATAGTGATATATCACCACTTCTTGCATCAACTGTAATTCTACCTTGTTCAGTTCCATCTGGGTTATGAAATCTAATAGAACCAGTTGAAATAAATAAATCTCTAAAAGAATTTGTTTCTGAACCTAAATCGTATACAAAACTACCACTTGGAATTAAAGAACCGGTTAAATAAAGTGTACCACTAATATTTTGATTACCTATAAATGTATTTGAACCTGTTGTTGCTAATGCTGATGCGGTTAGTTGTGAAGAACCCGATACTGTACCTGTTCCTCCTAAAACTTGTACTGAACTACTTACAATTCCCGCAGGTTTTGATGCGATGTTGTCCCATGTAGTTTGAGTAATACTTCCACTAATTACATATCTTGAATCAAATGAAGAACTAACTACAGTTAATAATTTATCAATTTTTAATACATTTATTGCATTACCCATATTATTATGAATTGTACAATAATAATATAATACGTCTGGAGTATCATAATTAACTTCTAATTGAATAAAATTAGAACCACTTGTTACACCATTGACATATTGTATAGGGCCGTTTTGTGATGTTGAAAATTTGAATGGATGAGAAATATCTACAATAGCTGTTTCAAATCTATAAGTTAAACCAGGTACAACTGACATGGATGGTTTTGAAGTACCATCTATATAATAAATTCCAGCCGATGCTGAAACAATATGTGTTACTTTACTTTCCGTTAGGGCATTATTTATAGATGCACTAAATGTTGAAAGATTTATTCCGTTAATATTACCAGTTGTTATTAACGAACCTGTAACAACTAAACTTCCTGATACGGTGGGGTTATATTGAATCATCCTTAACTTTGTTTTGTATAAATATCAAATAAATTAAGGTTTTGGATTATTGTCTTTAACTTCTTTAATTTTGTTAAACCACTCACCATTTGTTGTCAAACTTCCACTATTGTTTAGTTCATGCCATAACATATCTAATTGATTTCCCAATGATGGATATGAATGCATTCTTTGTGCATCATATGGTATTTGATAGTTAGGGTCAGGTAATTGATTTGGGTCAATAATTATTTCTACCCAATCTTCTTGTGGTTCACCTTGTATTAAAAAATGAATGTCTCCGTTGTTGTCTCTAAATTGTCTATGCATAATATATAATTTTAATAATAATTTCCCGATGTTGAATTTTGCGATATTGCCGTTATTGAAACATTGTAGTGTGTAGTATCGGTTCTGGTTGGATATGCATTTATTATAAATCCTTGATAATAATGTGAGTTCATATATCCCCTTAAACATACATAATTATCCGATGATACATATATTCCGTCTGCAGATAATCCACCATATGCGGTTTGTACACCTGTATGATATAAAACATTTTGATAAGCATACAATCCCCATGCACATCTTACACTATTTCCATTTCCATAATTATAACCGACTGCTTCAAACATATACATAACATCACCACCCGTACTTAAATTTGTTTTGATATGAATATAAGTTGGACTGCCGGAACCAGTATTAAATGCACCAATATATCTTTGTTGGAGTGACCATGTACTATTTGGATAAATTCTTAAAGGTGCTTGTAGTGTTGCCATAATTAATAATATGTTCCTGATGTTGTGTTTTGTGATGCTCTTCTTATTGATATTGGTTGTTGGTATCCATTCCCTGCTACTTGATATGCATTTAATGTAAATCCACAATAATGTAAATTACTTGCATACGCTCTAATTGCTACATACCCCGACGTAGCGTAATATACACCATCTGCACTCAATCCGGTATATGATGAATTATTTACATTACCTATTACATATGCATATGAATAAAAATTCCATGCACATCTAATTGGTAGAGATGTTCCATAATTATATCCAACTGCTTCAATCATAACCATAATATTTGAAGATGGTTGAGTTATATTGGTTTCCATATGAATATATGTTCCATTTGCACCATTGGTATTATTTAATGTAAAGATACCATACTGATGCATCCCACTTTCTAAATATGTATTTGATGATAAATTTGCCATTAATAATAATTTCCTGAATTTGTAGTTTGAACTGCTGCCAACATTGATACTTGAAATCCTGCACCGGTTGGATTTAGACAATATGCATTAAATGCCCAACCACTAAAATAGGATGCCACATTTGCTCTAATACATGCATATCCGTCCGATGACCTATATACACCATGTGCAGTCATTGCACTATAATAATTATGTAACCCAATTGAAATTGTAGTATCACCTGCGGAGTATGCGTAAAATGACCAACTACTTCTAATCGCAGCATTTGCACCATACGCATATCCAATTGCTTCAATCATACACATAATATTATTCATAGGTATGTTTGTTTTATAATGAAAATATGTATCTCCACCATAAAATCTATGTTGGTAAAAATCATATTGAACACCATATGTTCCAAACGATAAATTTGATGTTAAGTATGCCATTATTTAATTAAAGCTTTAAGTTCTTCAATTTGTTTTTGTTGTTCTTTTATTGCTTCAATTAAAATTGCGGTTATTCTACCATATGAAACCGAATCTATTTCACCTTCTTCATTTTTCAAAACTACTTCAGGTAAAACATCATATATTTCTTCAGCTATTACACCAATTTCTTTTACTCCATTATCTTTTTTATTATAAGTAACTCCTCTCATTTGAAGAACTTTATCTAAACCATATTTTATAGTTTTAACATTTTCTTTATATCTTAATGATGAACTTTCTGTTATTGTTCCTGAAAATGTTGCGGCTGTGCCTGATAATAAAAGGTTTGGGGTATCCGCTACATATGAATCACCGTGTGCATAGAAATGAAGTTCTCCTTTATTCCAGTTAGTATCTAAACCAGAACCTGTTCCAGTTTTTTTACCCATTATGGAAGCATACATAGAATTATATCCACTACTATTACTTAATGCACTGAATGCTATTATTGGAGAAAATGCATTAGTAGTATTATTCTCATTATGTAGCGCCAATCCAATCATCTGACCTCTTACAGTAGATGCGGTACTTCCCACCAATGCCATTATTGGGTCTTTGCCATCAGCTGCCCAGTTAGAACCATTTGATGTTAATAATCTACCACTTCTATTTGTCCAATGAGTGTTTCCCGCGTGGGTATTTGTAAATGAGTGTGGATAAGCCGCACCAGAGTCTCCTTTTATGACTGCAAATGTTTTTACACCACTTATAGATTGGTCACCGGATGTATATACACCATTGGTAACCGTAGTAGCATTTCCACTTAATGCTCCTGTAAATGTTGTCGCAGATACTGCTGCGAATGTTGGTGAAGATGTTGTTAATACTGCTTGATTTATATAAGTTCCAAATCCGGTTGTCGATGCCAATGATACTTGAGCTGACCCCGATACTAAATTTGCTATTGTTATGTCTGCAGAACCATTAAATGAAGTTCCGTTGATTGTTCTTGCGGTTGTTAATGTAGCCGCAGATGTAGCAGTTGATGCGTTACCTGTGATGGTTCCTGAAAATGTAGCATTTTGATTAAACGTTATTTGACCACTAGAATTCCAACCAAATAATGTATTATATTCATTATTTGCTGAGTTTGGTGTTTTGAATGAACCAACATTTCTGAAATAATATTCAGTTCCATATCCACTAAAAGAACTTCCGGCGTTTCCACTTAAATCAACTCCAAATGCAATTGATTGTGGATTTGATGCAGATGTACTACCCAATTTTAATGTCTTATATGTTGCAGAATACCCAAATGTACCTTCTGACATTAAATCATGTGTTTTTCCAATACTTCCATTCATTGTTACTCCTGCGAATGTGGGGGATGAAGTTGTTAATACTGCTTGGTTTAATACTGACCCATATCCAGTCGTTGATGATAAAGTAATTTGTGATGAACCCGAAACTATACCATTCGGAATAGATGATATATTTGCGTAAGTTATTTGAGATGACCCACTAACAATTCCTGCAGGTATAGAAGATACATTTGTGTAAGTAATTTGAGAAGAACCCGATACTATACCACCCGGAATAGAAGAAATACCAGTATAAGTTATTTGTGATGAACCCGATACAATACTTCTACCTTTTGTTTCGTAACTTCCTGTAACACTTTCTATTGTTGTTAATCTTGCACTTTGTGCAGTATTAGTTGTATCGTTACTTGCAGTATAACTATTTAATGATGTATTACCATTACTTGCGGTGAATGAATTTACTGATGCTGTTCCTGCAGCAAGTTGGTCAATTCTAGTTGTTTGTAAAGAATTTAATGTATCATTTGAACCTGTATATGTGTTTACCGAACTCAATATACTCACTACTTGTGATGAACCCGAAACTGTACCTGTTGGTAGGTTTGTAATAGTTTGAGATGACCCCGAAACTATACCACCCGGAATTGAAGATATGTTTGTGTATGTAATTTGTGATGAACCACTAACTACTCCGTTTGTTGCATTTATTGTTCCATTATAAGATGTTGCAGTTGAAGAACCTACTAAAGTAAATGAACCACTAATTTTGACTGACCCGGTAAAGTCATGTATATCGTTTCCAAAATCTCCAAACCTATTAGAACCACTACTAAATAAAACACTTGCAGTTTCATTAACAGTTGTCAAATTTATTACAGTTAAGTTTTCAATAGATGCGTTATTTAATTGAGATGAACCACTTATTGTACCCGTTGGTAATAATGTAGTAATTTGTGAAGAACCACTTACTATACCACTACCTTTTGTTTCGTATGAACTTGTTGCACTATTTTGATTTAATATAGTATTTGAAACCGAAGAACTAAATGCAGTTAAATTTATACCATTTACCGTTCCCCCGGCTGGCATTACTATTTTAGTTT